CTTCTAATTCTTCGCGGTGTTCTTGTACCCAACGTTCATGATCTTCCATACGTTTGATAGCAAGATCACGGGGCAATCCTGAGTGCATGATGATCTTACCGTTTGGCAGTCTGTGTTGGAACATAGAGAGAAAAATAGTGTTGCTTATACTATAGGGACACTTTAGAGGTGAGTAACATTTACTCTTTGAATGTAGGGTTGACACCTATCACTGTTGCCTTAGGATTGCGAGCAAGTGCTGTTTCCTTTGCATCCTCATTATTGACGGCATGAACAGTTTCGGTAAAAACTTTGCCACCAACATACAACTTAACTTCGTATTTCATGTTTAGAAAATGTGTGTGAATCGTTTGTGAGTTGCCTCGGTCATTCTACCTTCCTTCAACATGTTATCACACACGTTGACAAAGACTTGAAACTTTTCCTCTCTTGTGAGAGTATCTGCTCCGTCGCAATTCTTCATCACGTCGAGCATCATTTTCTTTGAAGTAATCATTTTAGAACGTAGCAGTAGTCGATAGAATTGACGCAGAATCCTGTGGCAGATGTAATCTCTTCTACAAGATCATCAGCATCAGATGCTTCCCAAGTGGTAGAGAAAACTTCATCTACAATCTCATCCATTTCCTCTTCAGTAATAATTGGTTCAATACTATCACCCCAATCAAAGTGAATATCAGTGACACGATAGTGCATTGGTTTGTAGATAGAAAGTTTGCGGAGTTGTTTGTTAGTGTCAGCGAACATAATAATCAGAGATAGAGATAACCACCTGCCCAATCTGCACGCTCAAAGCATTTCTCACGAGACTCAATGCTCAGAAGATTGTAACGCACAATCTTTGCAGGTGCTTTGTATGATGCTGCTTTGTAAACTTCACCTGTTTTCTTATCAACAAAGGCATGAACAGATTTAGAACCACGAGCATCCATCACAATCTTAAGATACTTGCGACCTTCTTCAATAAAGAAATCATAATCAGACTCACCATTTTTGAGTGCTTCAATAGACTTCTGATGATAATCACCGACTTCATTACCAGCAGCGATGCTGATATTGTGTGACTTGATTGAACGCTCAATGTAATTCATTTTGAGTGCATCACACAACATCAGCGTGTACTTACGCACGTTAAGTTGAATCGTGTTTCGTGCATCTTGCGTGGCAACGTAGTCAGCGAAGGATTGAGTGGTCATGGAATCAGTGCTCATACTATAGGGACACTTTAGAGGTGAGTAACATTTACATCACCAACTTTTGGCAACGGTGAAGTTCAACCGACTGAATGTGGTACGATCAACAACTTTGTAGGAACCAAAGTCATTGTGCATGACATAGCCCTCATGGTCGCACTGATCGCCACCGATGTAACAATCAACCACATCTTCTGTGCTAATGTAGAAGAAAAGGTCCATCTTAATTGAATACACGAGTTTCCACAATCGCAGCAGGTTGATGTCAACATCATGCAATTCTGCAATCTCATGTTCATTCACGGGTTTTCCCTCGCGAATATAAGAATTGATAACTTTCTTCAGTTCTTTAGATTGCTTTTCATTCACGAAAGTGCAGAGCGTTGACATCTGCCGCGCAAACTTGCAAAGGTCTTCGATGTCATCGCGGTGAGGACAGATCTCTGCCCTAGGTTTCACAAACTTGCAATAAGGTGTATCAGTAATGATAAACTTCATTGGACGTGCTACAGCATCACGCAAATCAGAATCTGCGGTGTAAACTGTATGTGGAGCGATGATAATATCCTGTGTGATTACCTCATCAAAGATATATGTGATGGTGTTAGGTGTATATGCTACACCAAAACCGAACCCGATGAAATCACCCTGATAAATGCCACCCTTAGGGTCAGGCAAATAATCAAAACATACATGCAGAATCTTTGCTACATTTCCACTGTGGTTAGCATCAATATCAGCATGTGATTCATTGATCTTGATCTTTACTTTGTTGAATACACTTTTAGTGCCAACAAAGAAATTACCAGTCGCAGGATTCGTGCCCCAAACAATAGCAGGAGCACCATCAATCTTGGTCGAAAGGTAACTATCACCAGTGAACCAGTCAAGCACAGAGAGATCACCAGTGAGGATGGTGTCTTCGGGGTGTTCGATGTGAGTGTTCTTCATACTACAGGGACACTTTGGAGGTGAGTAATATTATTTCAATGGAAGTTTTGCTACTGATTTACCCTTACGATGCCTGTCAATAAAGTTCATTGCAGATTGACGATTGCGACACTCTTTAATAACTCTGCCCTGATGTATGATTGCTAGTCTTACATTACTGTTTGCAATCGGCACAGCAGCATAACACAATGGGTCTTCATATTTGCCCACCATAAATCCCTCTTCTACTGGTTTGGATTCTAATATGCTGCTCTTAGTTTGTATTAGTTTCATCCAAATGCCTCAGTCAGTGGCGTTACATATTTGTCGGTGATAGATTTAGGCGGTGTTGGTGCTACATTTGGTTTGTTTAGATCTTTCATTATGATTTGCTTTGGAAGAAAGTTCCAACAATAGTAACTGCTACTGAATGTAATCTTGTTGTTGACTTGTCCATTAACATTGACGAACTCCATCCTTTCAGTGAACATCAACAACTGCAAATCCTTATCCATAAACAGTTGCTTTGGTGCAGAATCGTTCAACCAAGTGTTAGTCATGATCAGTGCAAATGGTTTGTTGAATGATAGCGCACGCTCAAAGAATTTGCGTTTGTTACTAAAAGGTGGATTTGATACCATTACATCCCAATGAAATGGTTCATAGGTAAAGAAGTCTTTACCCTCATCAATATGAGAGTATTCAACACTATTAGTCTGAGAGATTTGCTTGACAAACTCACTCTCTGCGGTATCAAATGGACACCACACCTTTGCATCTTTTGGAATATATTCCAAGATTGGTTCTACACCATAAGGAGGAGTATAGCACTCGTCGTTGTTACCCGACGAGTACAATACTTTGCCACTATCAATTTTACTCATATCGCAACATTTGAACGTCAATGGTAACATTATGCCATTCGCCTAGTTTAGCATACTTTTCACGAATAGTTTTTTCAATGTTACCTTCCGCCCACTGATCTGCCTGCGCCACAGTTGAGCAGTACAAAATTACAAGTGCTTTTCTCTTACTATGTTCTTGCATTTCACTAAATGCAGCAGAGATTCCAGTGTCACTCCAACTAACAAGTGTTCTAGGATCACATACAACATAATCTTTATATTGAACCATATTCTCAAAAGCATCTACCTGTTGAGTCAGTTGACCTTTAGTGTAAGAAATAAGAGGTTCACGACGACCACCAACATCATCACGATTTGAAACCCAATTTCCAACAGTTTGAGATGAAATGTGAGGATAACGTGCAAGAAGTTCTTTAATTTCATTTCTGGGCAGTTTAGGATCTAAACCCTCCTCTGCACGTTCATCCATCATTTGATACAATTCATTCCTAATATCATTATCGTGAACATCAACTTTTTCAACTTCTTGTTTGTTAAGAAGGTTACCAAGTTGAATTGCATTAGACTTTTTCCCACCCAGATCTTTTTCATAATCAACGATATAAGCATCAGATTCAGTCATTCCCATAAGCAATGCCATCTCAGCGGTGTGGTTGCCATTGCCAATTTTAAGAATGTTACCCAGTTTAGGGAATTTAATACAGGTAAGTGGTTCTAATCCAGAAGTATTTCCAGAAACCTTCATCTTATTGACAGCACGATTGATGCGATCAATATCTCTATCACGATCACGAACTTGAATACGACTCTCTCTGTCAGGAATCATCTCTCCAGTGACAGTTGGTTTGAAAAACTGAGCGAGTTGTACTTTTTCAGTCGGATACTTGCCAGACTTAATTTGTTGTGCAAGAGTTGAGATTTTGGTCATGATCAATAGAATGTGTTTGGATTATGGCACAGATTGTGCTTAGTTGTCAACCCACAATGCGGGTTCCAAGTGTTTCAATCTCTTTTTTAGAAATAGTCACACCGATGCGAGGATCTTTGCCAATCCCCTTTGACTTCTTGGTATATTGTTTGCGTGCTTTAGGAAGAATGATTGAGAGCACATCGTTGCAATCAAGTTTCCACACTTCTACAATTTTACCACTCTCATAGCGTGCATAATAGTGGTTCTTATACTTTCCGATCTTATCTTCAATCAAATAGCGTTCCTGCTCTTCCCAAGTATCTTGAACGCTGATACCGTTGTAAGTAGCATTGATGCTATTTGCGATTGTAGATTTATACTCTGCTCCACCATCTTCATCGAAAGCATCAGCGCCACTATAATCATCAGCAACGCGATGACCTAGTGTGCCTGCCATGTGAATCTCACGGGAGCGAGCATAAGAGAAAGGATCTCCCCAACCTTGATTCTCACAAAGTTGATACATTTCCTCAAACAATGCTTGAAACTTTTGTTCTGGAGTCATTGTGGTGATGCTCATACCATAGGAACAGTTTAGAGGTGAGGTATATTATTACCTACGAATCTCTGAGATAGCGGGTTGACCTTGATTGAAGACAACATCAACAACTGCCTGCACTTTGCGAGCAGTGCTGATACCAACACTGTCATAAGTTGGGACACAAACTAAACCAAAGGTCTTAGATTCTGCACCCAAACGGATAACACGACCAATAGATTGACTGATGCCAATGTAATCCATGTTTCGCATAAAGATGACTGCTTCAAGTCCTTTGACGTTGATACCCTCAGACAGAATACTGTGGTGAATACATACAAACTTCTTGCTAGGATCTTTGCCCCAAGTGTTCAGTGTGTTGAAGAACTCTTCGCGGTCAACTTTCTTG